CATCTCGGTCGAGTAGATCTGTTGCACGCCGTAGTGCATTCCGGTGCAGCCCTCGACGAGGTCGCCGAGGAACGCGACGGTGATGCTGCCGGGTTTACCTGCCGCCCGCCACGACTGCTCAAACCGTGCGGGTAGCTGCCCGAGCGTGTCGAGCACGACGTCGATCGTGCCCGCCTTGCCGATCTGCCAGTCTCCCGTCGCCCATATCTGCCCGTCAGGCGTCTCAGAACGCCGTGTGGCGCGTTTCCGGCGTCGCAGCGCAGTAGTTAGGTCATCGAGGTCTGCGGTCGTCTTAGAACGCCTTACAGCGGTCAGCCGGTAGTACCAGCACCACTCGCCCGACCCTGCCTTCTGCTGCCACTTGCGAACCTGAAGGCTGCCCGGCTTGATCGCCCACTCGTCCGGGTCGAGCCGCATCTCAGCGAGAATGATCTTCTCGTCCGGGTCGATCGCCTCAGTCGTCGACAGGCCAGTGAACTCGGCGTGCCCGCTGTCATGGTCAACGATGTGGCCGGGTTCCCAGCCGGGAGGCGGACGGTCCGGCCCGTTTCGATGAGCCGTCAGTTTCGTGAAGTCGTCAGCCGCAGACATGCTGCCGCCACCTGACCACAGAGGAATAGCCGACCGGGTAGCCGAGGTCGAGCAGCGCACGCTGGATTGACGTCGTCGGCACCGTGTCGTCGTGGAACGCTGTCTGGATCGCGTCGAGCAGATCCGGGTCCGTTGCAGCGAGAACGTCAGTCAGCTTGTGATAGCTCTGTCGGCGTTTCGGACCGATCTGTTGGCGGAACTGGTCGGCGTTCGAGTTCACGGTGCTGCTCCAGATGGTCGTCGAGCCGTTCGGACACGGTTTCTACCCGATCAAGGGTAATCGCTGAACGCTCGTCAAGGCGTGACAGCAGCAAACGCGACTCGCCGTGCTGCTCGCTGTTCTCGGTGCGGAGATGCTTGACCTGTATCGCGATCGCACCCAGCGAAAACACGCCAGTGACCATCGCTGCTATGACTTCTGCCTGCACGACGACACCTCTACACGTCGTCAGTGTTAGACCGCATCGGCCTTTCAACGAATAATGCGATCAGCGCAGCCGAGAAACTCGTCACTGCCGCTGTCTGTTCCGCTGACCATGTAAGCGCGAACGCTGTGATGAGCGCCGTGAACGACGTGATCGTCGCTTGCAGCCTGGCCGGGTGTGCTGCGATGTGATCGAGCAGTCTGTTCATTGTCGTCCTTTAGTGCGGGCGTGCATCGACTCGTGGATCGTCGCTTGCACCTCTTGGTTTTGAGCCGTGAGCAGACAGATCGCGTATTCCCGCGGAAACTTTGATTGCATGATCGCCAGCATCCTTTCGGTGACTGTCGCGTCTGTCATGCGGTGAGGTTACCTCAGCAACGCCGACCACGTCTGTAGGCCGACAATTCCATCAACCTTCATCCCGGCAGCTCCTTGAAACGCACGCACCGCACGCTGAGTCGCCGGACCGAACAGTCCGTCGATCGGGCCAGGATGATGACCGTGCGCTTTCAACCGCTGCTGCACAACCTTTACGGCGTCGCCTCGTGAACGCCGCCACCTCGACAACGGCCGCCGCTCTACCTGCTTCTGCAACGCAGCCAAATACTGCAAGACCGGTTTCACGTCAGGCTTCGCTGCCTTGACGGTGAGACCGTCCTCGACCCACTGCGCCAGCCACCCGCCAGGGCACGTCGTCGACGCGAAATCGCGGTGGCGTTTCACCCACAACCCCGAACGGTGCGCCTGCTGCAAATGATCGACGAGCCACTTCAACGATTCTTGCGCCGCCTGCGGGATTTCGTCGCCGCCCCAACCGGTGTAGCAGATTGATTCGGTGGTGGAGTTGTAGCCTCTCGTCGCGCCGCCGACGATCCCCGGCCCGCGCCCGTGGTAGACCCTGCCGTCCTCGCCGACCAGCCAGTTGTAAGCGATTCCGTTCCACCCTCGCCCGTCCATGTGGTGCTTCTCGAACGCTTTCAGCGCTTTCGCACCGGTCGGCCCGTTACGCACACCGGAATGGTGAATGACGATGCCTTGGAGTTTGCGCCAGCGGCGAGTGAACGGACGCCTCGGTGCGCGAGCACCCCACTGTTCACGGGTAACGATCGTTGGCGGCATGTCAGTCCCTTACGCTGGCGGGTCGGGCGGCGTCCACGTTGAGGCAGGCGTCCAATTTTCGGTGGCGTCGCGCAACTCCTGCCGATAAGCGGCCCATGCTGCCTGTTGACCGGTCGGGTCGTCAACAAGTTGCGTCCAGTCAGCTTTGCCGATCAGCGCGTTCCGGACTCCGCGCATTCGTTCCAAATAGTCGGTGTCGCCTATCCAGTCGGGATCGTTTGGCGATGTCAAATCAATCGGTTCGGCCATGCTGTTCCTAACTGCTTAGTTCGACGATGACGATGCCGTCGGCACCTGCGCCGCCGGGTTGGTTTGCGGCAAAGTTGATGCCGCCCGAACCTTGGCCGCCTGCGCCCGGAACTAGGCCAGCCTGCCCGGTGTGAACAAGGAAACCGCTCACGCCCTGATAGTTACCGAGCGACTCGTTGTTGCCCCCAAATAATGACTGGCCGCCGCCGCCGAGCCAACCTATAACCGTTGGGTTGACTGTCTCGAATAAGTAACCGAAGAACCCTGCCTGACCTTTGCCTAGGTCATCGCCCGCTGTGCCGATGCCGCCATCGCCGCCGTAGGCAGTATCGCCGTAAATAGGGCCAGCAGAATACAGGTGATCGCCGCCTAGGCCTGGACCGGCAACTACGAGAGTGCCAAACGACGAGCCGGTGCCGTCGTTGCCGTCAGCAGCTGAAACGCCTGTGCCGCCAGCGCCAACGGTGACCGTTTCCGAAGCTGCCAACGTCGAGACTTCTACAGTTTTGATTGCCCAACCTCCGCCGCCGCCGCCTCCCCCGACCGAACCTTCACCCGCAGTTGTTGACGTGTTGCCACCGCCTGCTCCTCCGCCGCCGACAACCGTGATCGTTGCATATTTCGCCCACGAGTAAGACGCTTTGACGAAAGTGTCAACGCCTGCGGCCGTGTACTCGACGCGTTCCTGGCGGGTGCTTGCAACACCTGCAGCGGTTACGACGTCGTTCCAGGCGCTGCCGTCATAGATCTGCACGTAGTTCGTGTCTTTGAGGAACGCAACCATGCCTTCGGACGGTGACGTCACTGCGGCGTCACGCGCAGCAGCGTCCGCGAATGTCATCACCGCTTGCTCCATCAGGTACGTGTTGACCTGAGCAGCGGTCAGAATCTCACCAGCTACGAACGTCCGAAAACCTGCACCTGCCATATCAATATCCTAACGTATCGTCGTCAAGCACGCCGTGCTCTGCCGAATCAAGAATGAATCCGATGAGTTGTATACCGCTCTCCAACTGAACGGTCATCGTTGCCGCTGTCGGCGTGATCTTCCAGCTAACACCAGACACGACACCCTCAAACACGAGAGTCGATGTTGCGCCTTCCGGTCGGAGTTGAATCGTCGCAGTATCACCCGTCGAATACTTGACCAGTTGCCACGAATCGTTCCCTCCGGTCTTGACCGATTGCATCTCGATCGCACGCACATTGAGCGGCGGTGCGCCGTCGGTGCCGTACTGCGCAAGAAACGACTGCGCCACCGATAGTGTTTGCGCATCATTTAGACACAGCAGCCCGGTGCGGCTGATACTGCGAGCACCGAACTGATCAATGTTCGCGCTCGTGATCTGCTCGGTGCCGCCTTCCGACGTGAACGACGCCTGCGAGTACGACGTCGATGATCCCGAAATGAAATCAATCGAAGCAAAATAGTGCGGCTCGGTGCCGGACGTTGCGAGCCGCGCGTCCCACAAGTTGAGGGCGGTTAGCTCGTTCACACCGGTCACGGCTTCGCTGATCGGCAACTGCCCTCGGCTGCGGAACGTGATCAGGTTGTAACCGTCCGCCACTACTGGCAATCCGTGCCTCGTGTAGACGTCTCCGCCGTTTGACTGTTCGATGTTGGTCAGCAACGCTCCCGCAGTGCCCGTGTAGTCCACTACGGCCTGCAGCACCTCTCCGACATCACCAGATGGATTCACGACGGCGTACTGGCCGACCTGTGGGCTGACAGCCGTCGCAGCGGTCAAGGCTTCGTCCAACGTTGCTGCTGCTGATCCTGACGGAATGTTGAGACCGTTCGTGAAATCGTAACCGAGGCGGGTCGTGTCGAGGATGCCGTCCGTTGCCGAGTCAAGCTCAAATCCGTATGAGCCGCCGTCGAACGACAACGTGCCGAGCATCGTGAGGGCGTCCACGACGGTCACTGTCACAGTGGCTTCATAAGTGTCTGAGAACGTGTAATCGATGTCGGCGACGTAACCTGTGAACGCAGCGGGCGGGCCGTGCGTCCACGTCGGTGCCCCCGCACCAGTGACGTCGGCGTACAGCTTCACCTCAACCCCAAGAAACCGGGCATTCGAGTAAGTGCCGCCAGCGTCGGGCGTGAACGCCGAATCAAAGTTGGCTAGCTGCATCCGCATCTGTCCGCCGCTATACGTCAACTGATCGCCGCCTTTGCCGTAGCGGATCGATACACCCAGCACATCGGTAACCGAAACGGCTGCCGGGTTCAACCCGCCGTCTTTATCGACCGGCTGAAAATCGAGCGCCCACGCCCACGTCGCCATTGTTACAACTGTCCGGTGAGGATCGGAACCGTACCGCCGTGCGAACGCGCATAGCGTTGGAGACTGGCGACCACCTCACTGCCGTCGGACCCGACCGGCATGTTCACCGTCACGTTCATAACGGTGCCACCCAACCCTCCGGGTAGTGGCGACGATCCCGGAGTAGACGACAGCGGCACCACTGCTTCCGGGCCTGCCTCCCCGATGAGACTCACGGTCGGGCGCGTCACGATTCCCCCGGTCGCTCCGACGACACCGGTGCCAGTAAACGCCTCAGGAACAAAGCCAGGGAGCTTCTCGGTCTGCATCCTAATCGTGATCGGCACGACCATCCCGGACATTTCCATGAGTGTTCGTTTGATCAGCGCGAGTTCGTCGTTGGGAAGCTGTGCTGCTGCCCCGATCGCATCAATGTCGGCAATGAAAGCCTCTGCTGCGTTCGTCATTTCTGGCGAACCAAGGTCGATTCCTGCATCGAGCAGTTCCCCAATTTGAGCAGCAGCTTGGGTCGCCATGTCGTACAGCGCGCCTTCTAGGTCCGGCACCGCACCTTCGGCCATTTCTGCGAGGATGTCGTCGAACTCGGCCATCAGGTTCTTCGTGTTGTTGAGCGCTTCCCCCTCGAAGATCACGCTGCTCATCAACTTCTCAAACGCCTCGGCGAGGCTCGCCGCCGTTTCAGCGGAGAATGCCATCACGCTCTCGACGAGAGACATCGACTCTTGTAAGCCGTCGGCGATCGGCGCAGCTTCATCCATCTCGTCAGCCAGGATGCGCGTCTCGATCCCGGCACGCTCCGCTTCGATCGAGAAGTTGTCAACCTGATCGGTGATGTCAAGCGTGATCGCTGAGATCATCTTCGCCTGCTGAACGTATCCGACCCCAGCTTCTTCCCATTCGGCTAAGAGCTTGACGCCGTCGACGTTTGAGTTGTTGAGCAGCTTGACGGCGTCAGCCGACTTGACGAACTCCTCCGAGTTCTTCTGGAGTGCTTCTCGCTGATCGTCGAACGCGTCAGCAGTCTGGTCGACCACGTCGATCATCTTCAGGAACTCGTCCCTCGTAATCGTGCCCGCTTCCATTGCGTCAATAAGACGCGTTGCGACTGCGGCTTCTGCGCCTTCGAGGCCGACGAGGTGCTCGCGCAGCTGCTCAACATCTGGACCGAAGTCTTGATACGTGTCCTGCAAGTCTTGGAACAGGTCGGTGCCACCCTTCGCAGCGAGAGCTACGTGATCCATCGACAATTCGAGACGATCGAACGCACCGAGCACCTCGTTGTCCATCGCCATTGACATCGCAGTCTGCGAACCGATCAACGTGTCGAACCGCTTGTCGAGGCCGTCGGACTCGTCGCCTACATCTTCGATCGCATCGGCCATTTCCTTCATGCGGTCGATCATGGTCGACGCCGGATCGTCTGCTGCCTTGAACTCGTTGGTCAGGCTCTCCTGCCGCTTCGCAGCCTTCTTCGATTCTTCGCCCATCTGTCCGACGACGTAGAGCAACCCGCCGACAGCGAGAGCAATCTGACCGATCGGACCCGAAGCGATCACGAACGCAGCCATCGCGCCCGCCGCTAATTTCAGCGGGCCTGGCAGACTGCTGAACGCTTCGACCATTGTCTGCACGCCTTCGAGCATGGTCAACACAATCGGCAGCACCTGCTGACCGATCTCGACCAGCATCGTCTGCATGTCAGCCATCGCCTGGTTGAACTTGAACCCTGCCGTTTCGGACGCAACCTCGAACGCTGCGGCGAGCGTGCCGGTCGTATCTTCCATACTGGCGAAGATCGCTTCGGTCGTTTCAGCGCCTGACCCCATGAGGTCGAGAACGCCGGTCAAAGCACGGACATTTCCGAACACTGTCGCGGTCGCTGCAGCGTTGCCGTCGAACGCTCCGACCAGAGTCTGCAACGTGGACAGCAGGCCTTCGTCTTTGATCTGTTCTCGCAGCCCTTTAGACGACATGCCCATATCTCCAAGGGCTTCCTCCGCTTGCTTCGATGGGCGAAGCATCGTCGAAAGAATGCCGCGCAGCTGGGTAGCTGCTTCTGATGCGCCGGTACCGGTACGAGACATCGCGGCAAACGCTGCGCCGACCTCGTCGAACCGGACACCCATCGCTGACGCCACCGGCAGGGTCTGTCCCATCGCCGCCGACAATTCAGACGCTTCGAGTTTGCCTTCGCGCACAGCGGCAGTGAGAACGTCGGTGGCGTCTGTCGCTGAAAGGTTCTCCTCGCCGTAGGCGTTCAGCGCTGAGGTGGCGAGATCAGCGATCGTGGCGGTGTCACCGAGGCCGACCGCTGCGGCTTTGGCTGACGCTTCGAGAGTGTCAACAGCGGCTGCGCCGCGCAGACCTGCCGACTGGATGAAGAACATCGCGTCGGCGAGTTCAGCCGGTGCGCGTGCCGTTTCCCCCGCAAGACCGAGCACGGAGTCTTTCATCGCTTCGACTTCGGACCCGGCCACGCCGACCAGCGACTCAATCTTCGACATTGAGTCGTCGAACTCGGTTGCTGCCTTGACCGCTGCTGCGCCTGCACCAAGCAGCCCGAGCGTCAACGGCCCTGACGCTGCCTTCGCGACGTTACCGATCGACGCCTTGAACTTCGCAGCCCGACCTTCGGCCTGTTTCATTCCAGCCGTGAACTGAGACGTGTTGGCTGTGACGATCGTGTTGATCCGGGCGACCGTCGTTCCTGCTGCCATTACCGTTTCGCTTTCGCTCGCTGGGCTGCCTGCTCACGTTCTGAATGTTCAATGCGATACAAAGCAATCCATTCAGTCAATTCTTCCGATGACATCCGGTCTAGTAGCTCACCTACCGGCATACCGAGATCACGAGCGAGACGAAAATAGAACCGGCGTTCAGGGTTACCGCCGCCGAACCCTAGGAGTCTTTTCCCGCCTCGTTGACCTTGTCCTCGGTCATGCCGGACTGCTCGAAGCACATCGACCAAAGCCGTTCGATCACTGACGCTGATTTGTCCATCAGCGCTTCCATGTCGTCCATGTCGAAGATCGGGTCGCCGCTTTTCGGGTCGACGATGCAGCCCTGCAACGTGCGCGCCCACATTCCGAGCACTTTCGCTGCGTCGAGGCCGTCGCCTTGCTGGGCGAGTTCCATTACTGCCGCACGAGATTTCGCCGACATCGACTTGATGCCGACGGTCACACCCCACTCCGGCACCTCGACCGTAGCGGTCGGCGTATCGGCTGCGGCCAGAATCGTTGCTCGAAGATCTGCCATGTTGTGCTCCTGTCGTGGTTCCACCCGGCAAGCTACCCGCTAGGGCAGCGAGCCAGGTGGACTTCACGATCAGACCGTTCCGCGGGTCACCGCTCCGGTCACCTGGAAATCGGCAGAGAACGTCACGACATCGCCGACCGGGGACGACAGCGAGTAGTTCGTGAGGATGCATTCGCCGGTGTACTTCGATTCGCCCGACGTGCCGGTCGGCTGATACTCGAAGCTGCGAGACGCCGGTTCGACGCCGCCCTTCAGGTAGCCGTCGACGGTCGAGTCGTACATCCCGGAGATCGAGATCGTCGCCGATTCGAGCGACACGATGTAGCTGCGGGACGACGCACCGAACGCAGTCGTCTCAGCAGTGTCGGTCGTCTCAGGGAAATCGACTGAGTTGAGCACGTCGCTGATCGTGCGTTCCGTTCCGCCAGTGTCATCAATCTTGAACACTGCGGACTTGCCAGTTGTGAATGTGGGCATGTTGCTCTCCTAGAAGCGTGCGAACGACACCGCGAAGGTGATCGCTCCTGACGTGCCTGCGGTTGACGCCGTGACGCGCAGGTATCGGTTGACTGTCCCCGTCACGGCGGAGAGTTCAGAAGTGATCGTGGAAGCACCGACAGCAGCGAACGTGAGCAGATCGGCCCACACTGCGTCGTCGGTTGAGTGCTGCACCTTGATCGTCGTGTTGCCGTCGACGCTGTTCGTCGGGACGTGCAGGACTGCTGCGCCTCCGTTCGCTGACGACGCTGCGTTGTCGACTGAGGCGAGGTTGCCGAGCGACCCGAACGCGATCGACGCGCCCGTCGTCAACTGCACCGCTGACGCAACACCGAAATCGACGTTGTTCGTCGGGTCAGCGGAGCACTGAAAGTCGGCGGTCAAAGAGTTCACGTCAGCGACCGGTGACGCCATCGTGTACGACGTCTCATTCGCTCGGGCGATGATCGACCGGTTTCCGATCGTGCCTGACTCGATCTCGACAGTCAGGACCGGGTGGGTAGCTGACCCAAGGATCGCCTCGAACTCTTTGTCGGATGTGCCTGCCGTGTCGGTTGCGTCGATCAGGCCAGCGAACGAGAGAGTGCCGGAAGCGAGCGACGCGATGTAGGCCCGCGACGACGCCCCGTAGGCCGTCGTTTCAGCGGTGTCTTGCGTGTGCGTGACGTCGCTGCTGTTCAGGTAGGCGGACAGGTCGAACTCGTCGAGGTAAACCTTTGACCCTTTGCCGTGATGGAACGTTGGCATCTTCTACTCCTCGTCTGCGGTGACGGGAGCGGGTTTGCCGACCGGTTCCAGGTAGCCGTCATCGACGAGCCACTTGACTGTTTTGGCTGTGGTGTCGACGTGGTCGCCTGGTTCGTAGCGGTCGTCGCCGATGTTGATTCCGGCGTTGCCGTCCGGTCCTCCGGTGACGACGTAGCGTGGCATTCGGTCTCCCTGCGGGCATGGGTGTCCACCCGTTAGGGAGGCCACCGGGGCACAAGGCGACTCAGCGCACTAGACGGCAGTGTAGAAGATGCCGTGGTGGCGGTCTATGAAGAAGGTTCGTTGACGTTGCGGCATCTCGGGCACATGACCCGGAACGGTGCGTTGACTAGCTCGGCGAGGAGTTTGCCGCAGTCGCCGCACCGCAACTCGTTCGGCCATTTCGGCTCGGCGTACTCGCCGTATGCGTCAGCGAGCCGCATCGAATCACACTGGAGGATCGGGCGGTGGTGGCGGCGGCCAGTTCGGATTCGGCACGAACGACAGCGTGGCTGCATCCCACATCAAACGGCCTTCGAGCACGCCGGTTTCTTCTTCTTCGGTGAGCGGCCGCACCGTGAACTCGGGCGGCATCG